TGTCTTCTTATTGCTTTCCTTTGCTCCAATTTTTTCTCTAAAATCGAAAAAAGTGTCACAAAAGGTATATCTGAACAAGGGTAGGGATATCTGGTCGGCAAACGGAACTCCAATATTTGGAGTTTCCGTTCCGTTTGCCTCGTGTAAGTTATTCAACTTACTGTTGTTTTGTTGGTTTTGTTCCAATCTCTCAATTCCCAATGTGCAGGGTCGTAGATTGTTTTCCAATCTCCGCCCCAAACAACTTTTATATTACGTTTGCGTGCAATTTCTTTTCCAACTGCTCCTATACAGTCCCATTCTTTTTTGCTTAATTGCCATGCGCGTGTTGCGTGAATTATATCCACAGCTTGTCCGCGCACATGACTTCCGTCAAATTGCACTCTACTTCGTCCTTTTTGGTATAATTCGTTTTGCCGTTCAGGCGTTCGCACAAATTCAAACGCTCGCAATGGTATATTGCGCCGCTTCATTGCTTTGCTAAAAGCCTTCCAAAACTCAACTATTTCTGGGTCTGCGCCCTCATAATCGTTTTCTGTTTGCAAAATTTTGACCCAAAGTTTTTCAGACGCATTAGGTTCTGCTAATGATCTTGCCGCTTGTACATGTGTTCTATGTACCAACTCATCTTTGTGCCAGAATTGGATACGGTCAATGAACCGTATCCAACGATACCACTTACTCGGTGGTTTCTCCTGCATCTTCTGTTTCTGCCTCTTGTGGCGCTTCAACTACTGTTTCAGCTTCTGCTTTGATTTTTGCTACTTCTGCTCTTAGTGCTGATCTTTCAGCTTCTAATTGTTGCTCCATTTGTTGTTGATTATATCTCATTAACATAGCCATTCTATCGAACTCAGTACCGTTAGATGTACGTGGCTCGATAGACGTAAAACTTGGTTCATCGCTATTTTGTACTGATTGATCTAAATCTGGTATATTTACAAATACACTTGCTGATTTTTCAGCTTTGATTTGCACATAAGTTGTTGCGGGTGCTGTGTATTGAATTTCTGTTTTTCCGTTTGATGTTCCCACCAATACGGCCTGTGACATTTTTGCATCACTTGCAACCCATACTTCGATATTGCTGTTTGCAGTAACTTCAAACTTTATATGTCTTGGTTTGTTTGATGCAAATTCAATTACGTCGCCCGCTTTTGCTTGTGACCATTTACTTATATTGCCGTGTTTAATTCTGTTCATTTCATTTTCCTTTTTAAATTGTTAGCAGGGGAGGGGAGGACTCCCCTGCTTTTTATCACTTAACGATACGCGAGGAATCGACTTGTGAAGTGATTGTGTCGTAATCAGATGTTGCATCAGTTTCTTGTAGTCCTGCACCGAATACGGTGTTTCCTACAATCGACATATCTGTAAGACATGTGATTTCAAAACTGTCTGATACTTGATCGGCAAATACTTTTTTGTGCAAACCTGAACATAAATAGAAAGATTCATTTAAAGTCGGATTAATTGACTCGGCAGACCAAATTTTAGCCCTGTCCTCGTCAAATGCGTCATTTGCAGGGCGGTAATATTTACCACCTACATTTACCGCATCTCTTTGCCATTCATGATTTAATGGTGCGTAACCAAATGTTCCATCTGGTGTTGCGTGATTTACATCCGCGTGGTCATTTTGGACTCGACTGACCTTCTCAGGACTTAAAAAATCGCTCAAATAGTTAGGTAACGTATCTGGGTCTGTTGTGTATAAGAAATAGTCTTTCTTACGTTCCCAAAGTTGTTCTGGCACTATTTCGGCAGTTATCATTATAACGCCGCCAGTATTCATAGCTGGTGTTCTAATTGACATGTCAATTGTTGCCATACCGTTTGTTGCTGACTTATCCAAGTTTGCACCGTCTGTTGCATAACGTTGGTTAAATCCTATCATTGCACGTTGACGACCCAATAATATTGGTTGCTTTAATGCTTCTTCAGGAACTCTAATTCCTGACATAAGCAAATCAATCACGTGTTCGTCGTCAATTCCATCGTACTTTGCTCTTAATTTTGCAAATGCCGCTGTTTGACGTGCTTGTTCAATGTCAGCAAGTGACATTGTTGCGTTTCCGCCTGTTGATAATTCTGCATATATTTCATCAAATAAATACATATCGCCTTGATCGATTATCTCAGCTCCAGACATTGCAGGTGAAAACCCTAATGTATCTGTTGTTGTATTATTATTTGATGCAACTCCTGTTGCACCATCTCGTGAATACATCGGTGCTTTAATTGGGGCTTGAAATGTCAATCCGGCAAGTGTTACTTGTCCGTCGATCAGAGATTGATCGTAATCTGGAACGATATTTTGCATACCATTATTAATCCAAAACGCATCAGCTAATCTATGATCAAATGCATTTCTTAATGGCAATGATTTTGATCTCGCTTTGCGTCTATGATTAACGATTGCATTATATGCTTCAACAATTGATGTATTAAATTTTGTAGCTTGTGCATGAATTCCCATTGTTTGATAAAAAGTACCAGAATGTACATCAATAGTATTTGTCGCTGTATCAATAATAGGTCCTTCAGAATCAGAAAAAGCTTGTACTGCTGCATTTGTTGTATGGTAATATTTATTACTTTCAAAAAATGGTACTACACTTCCAGCGGCGCCATTTTCTTTTTTATATGATCGGTTTAATTCGTCCATTGATCCGTTAAAACGGTCAAATGCAAGCATTGGTACGAAGTGTGCGTAAAGAGTTACGCCAACACCGTTCATTAACATCTCTGATGTTTCCATCATTTCAACGTTCATGCGAATTTTACCGCTTTGAACGCCGTCTTCACGGTGAAGCCATTCGTATTTCAACGGCAGGATTTTTCCTGCGTCGCCTGATGTCAATACTCGACCTTTTGCAGATCGGCGCGATTTCTGCACAGCAATCGGGCTATTTGGTATTAGTTCAGTCATTCTCATTTGCGTTTTCTCCTTGCAATGATTTTGGTTATAATTTTTCGTATTTTTTTACACTTGGCGCACATTATTGAAGTGCTTTGGTTTGAGACTTTAAATATTTAAAAAATTTTAATTCTTCTTTTGTTTTCATACGTCCAAGTGTTTTTGTTGATATTTGCCCATCTTTGTGTTGAGCAAATTGTTTTGCTTTTTGCATAATATCGTTATGTTTTTTTGGATTTTTATTCCACCATGTTTTAAAATCTTTAGCTATTATGCGCCAATTTTTTCTTCTGCCGTGAGCGGCATGAACAAATGCTCCCAAAAATAAATTTCCCCATTCCAATTCTTCAGCAGGTAATTCAATAATTTCACCATCTGGCATCATGTATTGATGCCATAATGATTTTACAGTGCTTGAAGTATGGTTGCCGTCTATATTAACGACTTCATATGTTAATGGTGATAATATAGGTTCAGAATTTAATTTTCTTAATTCTGGTATTTTTACACCGCCTTGTTTATAATCTGTTAAATTGTCATAATCTATTTCAATTTTTGGTTCCTCAATTACAGATATATTTTTATTTTGATAATTATCAAAAGCATCAAATGCATTAAAAAATGCATCTGAGCTTAAACGTCCCATAGGGACTTGATTCTTATAATATCCTTGTCCGCCTGTTGCTCGTAATACTGTTAATGGATTAAAACCATTTGCAACTGCGTCGGCTCTTAATTTTCCTAAATCTGTTCCGCTTTTATTATTTTTATTTCTTGGGTCAAATGTTGAACCCAAATCATAACCTGCTTTTGCACCAGCTGGTCCAGCAATCATTGCTCCACCTACAGCCATGCTATATTTTAAAGCCTTTTTATATTCATTTTTAAAACCCATGTTATATAACTCCCGCATTTAACAATGTGTCCGAAAATAGGGCTAAACCCATTACTATTCCCGCTACCGTTGCTATAATGATGTCTTTTAATTTCATTTGATCCACCTCCGTGTTATGAGGTCGATCGATACTCCCGCTAAAGCGGTAAATCCCAAAACGATACTTTCAGTTGTACCAACTGCTATTCCTGCGCCCGCAAGCGATGCGCCGAGCATAGTACCACATCTAGTGATAATCGGTTTTAGAATTTGTTTGATTAGTAGTAATTGCAATTTTTACTCCTTCTTATTTAGAAGGGTCTAACTGCTCAATGGCCGATAATATATATTATGATACCATTATGAGACTCGTTGTGTTGACCCATACGTTTTTATAGTATTGTACATTTAAGAATGTAAAGTACTTTTTTTAAAAATGTGTCATTTTTTTACTTTTAACACCAAGGTACAAATGTTTTTTTAGACCCTGACCCCCCTGTAGGGGTGTTTTTCTTGGGTCTGTCCTTACACCTTATCCGCAGATCTCTGACCGTAAAGTTTTTCGGGGATTTTTTCCGCTTCGCTAGATCCCGTTCGGGAGGTGTTGCGGCTGTTCGCTCCCGTTGTTCAACGGGTGGACTGTATATTTCTATACCTCGTCCAATTCCGCGTACTGTACTTCGGCGTAGGTTCGCCGTCGTTGTATTTGTTGTCCTTGTTTTATTGTTTTTATTACTTCGGGTCTTTTTTCGTGCCATTCGTCATTCTCCGTCACTATATGTATGCCTGTTTTGTTTTTATTATCCCAATAACATATTGGTATTCCGTCATACGTTGCTTCTACTAATTCTATATCTTTAAATATTCCGTCTCCTTGGCCTTCGATCCAAGGTTCTACATATTTTACAGGTTGATAATGCAATCTTTCGTACAGTTCTTCGTCCGTGTACTCTATTTCCGTTATATCGTCGTAATAGTCTGTTACTAATTCCGATAACGGTTCGTGAGAGTATCTATCCTCCCACTCGTTGACAAAAGTTTCCATAAAATTTTCTCTTGTTTTTCCTTGCATCATAAACCCTTTTTCTCTGTTTTTATAATCCCTTACGTCTCCAAACTTATAAAAATATGTTTGTGGAACGAGGGCTTGTTCAACATGTTGCTTCGCTAACTGTTGAAAAAACTCGTGGCCTAGTGGTGGTTTTTTGCTCATAGCCAAATGGCTATCACTTTGCCTTGATGTCTGATCTTTCAGAACATATTTCAGGCAATATTCAAAACCCTTCCAGTCCGGTTCTTGAAAATAACTAAAACCATGTTTCCAATATTTCCAATCTACCCTTTTGTTTGACGTCACTTCTGGCCAACTATCCTTAAAGAATAGTATTATATGCCAGTGGCTTCGGCCCTTTGCTGAGCCATATTCGCCTGTGACTATGTAACGAACTTTATAATTTTTACGCAGTCTTTTTAAAAAATCCTGAACGTCTTTATAAACTAACGTTACTGCATGAACTT